GATGCGCTGGTATCTTGGCGCCAAGCTGCCCGATCAAAGCCCCGATGAGGATGAGCCGGTCGACCCCGATACCGTCTATCTCGCCAAGCGCAAAGCGAACTACGCTTCCAAGGACTGGCTGCGCCTGCGCTTTCGCAACGGCCTATTCGTCCCGGAGAGCACCGAAGGCCCGCCAATCATCCAGGCGTTTCGCGACGAGACCGCCGAACGGGTCGTGCTCAGCGCCTTTCCCTTACTGGTCGCCATGGGCTTAGTGCCCAGCGATAAGGCCCAGGCGGCCGACTACCTGCCAAAGCAGATCATCGCCAAGGGCCTGGCGCAGAGCCATTCCAAAAAGGATCTCATCGGCGCGATGAACCGCCTGATGGGCACCGGACGGCTGAGGCGCGAGGAGAACGCCGGCAAGGATTCGAGCCGCCATCCGAAGCCCGGTTTGGTGATGACATGAGCAGGTGCGGTGAGTCAGTTGCGCAAAGTGCGCGGTGTGTCCCGCTATGTATATAGGGGACACACACTACGCCACAACTTACCGCAGACATTGCGCGGACTTTACGCACAACTGCGCGCAGACATTGCGCAGAAACTCAAACATAAGTCGGCTACGCTCAAGCCTGGTAAGCAGGAGCAGGTAGGGGCACGATGCAAGAGCAGCAGAACAGAGAGCCTACCGACGCCCGCGCGAGTGAGGCGGAAAAAAAAGCTGGGCGCGATCAGCGCGGCCGATTCGTAGTCGGCGTGTCTGGCAATCCGCGGGGCAAGTTGCCGACGACACCGGAGATGAAGGCCGTCCGCGAGCTGGCGGCGGTCGAACGTGCCGCGAACGTCGCGCGCTTGGTTGAGATCAGGGACAACGCAGCGGACGTGTGGGCGCGCATCGAGGCCGTAAGGATCCTGGTCCTGTACAGCGACGGCAAGCCGGCGAGTGTCCACCTGGGCGCACCTTTGGTCGCCATGCAATTCAATGGCGTTGGCCCGCACGGTGGTGGCATGCAGCACGGGCAGTTGAGCCCGCAGGACGCCTACCGGCTGATGTGCGAAGGCCTGATCGAGCCGTCCGGCGATCACCCCGCCTTTCGCCAGGCGATTGAGGCTCCCGTGTCCACCGTGGATAACGCGGAAACGCCTGAAAAATGAGCATTAGGAGCGCATTGCTTCATTGTTGGCTGATGTATAATGTTCCTCAACGTTCGTTCGAGGGAATTACACATGGTTCCGCCAAAGTCACGATTCGTCGCTTATTACCGTGTTTCCACGCAGAAGCAGGGCCGCTCGGGCCTGGGCCTGGAGGCTCAACAGGCAAGTGTTCGGGAATACCTGCAGCGGGTCGGTGGCGCGGAACTCGCCGCCTTCACCGAAGTGGAATCGGGACGAAAGAGCGACCGGTCGAAGCTACAAGCGGCGATTCTACGTTGCAAACAGTCCAACGCGACGCTGCTAGTGGCGAAGTTAGATCGGCTCTCGCGCAATGCCGCGTTCCTCATGAACTTGAAGGACAGCGGCGTTCAATTCGAGGCGCTGGATATCCCGGGCGCGAACTCCATGACGGTCGGTGTGCTCGCGCTCGTAGCTCAGCACGAAGCCGAAGCCATTTCCAAGCGCACTACGGATGCTCTTGCGGCCCGCAGGGCTCGCGGCCTGCCGATGGGTACACCGAGAGATATGTCCAAGCATCAGAAGCGCGCATCGAACCTGGGCAATCAAGCGAATCGTGCCAAGGCTCATGCGCGAGCAAAGCTGATCGCCCCTGCCATCGAGCAGGCGCGGGCCGAGGGGCATGCTTCGCTTCGCCAGATCGCGGCCTATCTCAACGAGCAGACGATCACAACGCCACGCGGCAAACAGTGGACCGCGACCGCAGTTGCGCACGCCATTACCTACAGCGAGGGCCTGGCCAGCGATTAGAACTCGGCGCCAGACAACGCAGAGTAGCGACCACCTCTAGCGCCGCTGCAATCGCGTCCTATGCGGCGACGCGCGATGTCGATTGTACAAACTGCATAGCGTTTCGCGAGCTTGTAGCGCGCTCATTTTGGGCCGGTGAGGCTGACCAAGGGCTCATCAAAGCTCACGCCGCAGTGGGGGCAGAAGTCAATCTGAGGCTTCGCCTTGGCGTTGATAAGCGTATTTATGATAGAGCGAAGACTTGCGTCGCAGCGCGGGCATCGGATTCGCGCGTATACGCCGTAGAGGACAGCAATCGCAGGAAGCGACCAAGCCAAAACCCAAGCTACACCCCACCGCTTAGTAATTTCGGGGAATACGATCATCGACAAGGTGATGAGAGTAATCCAGCCAAACAGCAGCGGCCGGATCAGCCTTGTCCTGCCTCGCAGATACTCCCTGATCGTCATACATCGTCATCCTATTCCCTTCACCTCGCGGGAGCCACAGCGTCCTATTCGGTTCCGTGGGCACATTCAATCTTGCGGAGATCCGAGTATGTTTTCGTCCATCCCAAATCCGCAATTTCGACACCTATCGGTTTGAAGAAGACGCGCACCGAATCTTTGAGGGCGCTGGGCAACCATCCCGAGCGGTTTTCCGCACTTTGGGCAGGGTATGCGACCCATCCTTACTACCAAGATCAGCACCGTGGCAAGAAACACCGAGATCGCTATGAACTCAAGGACACTTCCTTTAGGTGCCATGAAGCCGCAAATCCAGGCTGGAATGGCAAACGCCGCGCCAATCTTAGATTCGCGGATGTAGCGCTGCTTCAGATACTCACGGAGTGTCATGATCCACCATTTTATCCCCGCATTGGCAGAGGTGCGGCGTGATCTACATCGCATTAGATCTAATAAGCAGGCGGACGACGCAATGAGCGCGCAGCCTTTCGATTGGATGAAGCCCGACTATGCCGCGGTGTATGCGCAACGCGGCGAACGCCTCGCGCGACTGCGGGCGAGTCCTGCATCACTTCCTCCGCTGTTCGAGTTCTATGCGCAGCGCCCGGCGGACTTCATCAACGATTGGGGCACGACCTTTGATCCCAGAAATCCGGAGCGAGGCTTACCCTCGACCGTGCCTTTCCTGCTGTTCGATCGGCAGCGAGAACTAATCGCGTGGCTTCTCGATCTGTGGCGTGATCAGAAACACGGCTTGGTCGAAAAGAGCCGGGACATGGGTGCTAGCTGCCTCATCATGGCTTTCATCTGCACCATGTCGCTTTTCAATCGCGGCCTTGCCTTCGGCGTTGGCAGCCGCAAGGAGGAGTTAGTCGACCGCAGCGGCGATCCATCTTGCCTCTTTTGGAAAGCACGGCACTTCATGCAGAGCCTGCCGCCGGAGTTTCTTCAGGGCTGGTCGATTACCAAGCACAGCGCTGACCGGCGCCTCTTGTTTCCCATGACCGGGAGCACCGTCACCGGAGAAGCGGGCGACGGAATCGGCCGCGGCGGTCGCGCTTCGATGTATTTTATCGATGAGGCCGCACACTTGGAGCGCCCGGCGTTGATCGATGCGAGCTTGTCTGCGACGACTAATTGCCGTGTCGATATTTCAACACCGGCGGGCCGCTCGAACTCCTTTGCCGAGCGGCGATTCTCGGGCCGACATCCGATCTTCACAATGCACTGGCGGCAGGATCCGCGAAAGTCCCCCGAGTGGTACGCGCGGATGAAACAGATGCTTGCGCCCGATGTGCTCGCCGCGGAGGTGGATCTTGATTACAGCGCGAGCGTCACGGGCCTGCTCATCCGCCAGGAATGGGTGCGAAGCGCGATCGGGGCCGCGCAGAAGCTTGGTATCACGGTGAGCGGTGCGTGGAGGGCGTCGCTCGATGTCGCAGATGAGGGGCGCGATGACTGTGCACTCGCCATTCGCCACGGTATCGAATTGAAGTACCTTGACTCCTGGTCTGGAAAGGACTCGAACATCTACCAGAGCACGGTGCGTGCAATTGGCATCTGCGATGTCTACCGCATCCGCGAGTTGATGTATGACTCTGACGGATTGGGGAGCGCCTGCCGCGGCGATGTTGCCTCAATCAACGAGGCGCGCACGGCCGCCGGCAAGTACCCGATTGCGGACGAAGCTTTTCGCGGGAGCGGGAGCGTTCCAGATCCCGATGGGGAACTGGTGCCGAGCCGGCTAAATCGCGATTTCTTCTGCAATCGCAAGGCGCTGTCCTGGTGGCACATCGCTCGCAGGTTCGAGGCAACCCATCGCGCCATCACGCAAAATATCCCGGTCCGCGATGCGGACTTGCTGATCAGCATCGATCCGAACTTGCCGCAGCTCGAGCAGCTCATCGCCGAACTTTGCCAGCCTACCTACATCATCAACACCGCGGGCAAGGTGGTGATCGATAAGCAGCCGGAGGGCACGAAATCGCCGAACCTGGCCGACTCCGCGATGATGCTATACGCGCCGCGCGACGGTGATCACTCTGCCGGATACTTCGGCGCGCTCCTGGAGGCTGCCCCGGCGGGCGCGGCGAATGATGAACCGGCGCCGGCGGGCATTCTCATCCCCGGCACGGCGGACTGCTGCGTCGCCTCGATCGCCTGCAGCGATGACACGATCGCTGTTGTATATATCGCCTGGTGTAGTCTCGTTTTAGCGGAGTCTCCGCTCGTCGTGGTCGATTGGAGCGTCGAGGAGATCGGTGGGCAGTTCGCGACGCTCATTCCCCGTGTGCTCGCGCGGCTCCGGGAACTGGTCATAGAGACGAGGTCGGCGCCAGGCACCGCGAT